CATGACTCCAATACTGTCATCAAGTGCGATTTCATTATCGCTGGTGAAGGTGTCGGAGAACGCCGCTCCATCTTCAAATGCAAAAACAAAAGTGATGCCGATGACATTTGGGAGGTTCTGACCGACAAGCTAGAGGACTGGTCTGCTGGTGGCATTGCAACAATTGAACTAGAGTAATTATCGGTTCCGATAAAAAAGATGCTTGACACTGAATACAACATCTAGTAGTTTCTTTTGCGTGTGAGAAATCACGCCTTCGGGGTGAGAGCCGAAGTAAATAGAACGCAGTCTAAATTAACTAAAACATATATGATCCCTTGTGGTGGTTTCACCACTCTCATGCGTCAGTTGCCGCACTGCTTCGCCACTACAAGGGGTCGCCTTTTTCTAAATGAGCAAATCAAATCTATTGATTGACGAAACGCCCATCGTCTTTCAGCCAACCTTGGCAAAACTAATCGGGCTACCAGAAGCAATCGTGCTTCAAACTTTAAAGTTTTGGTGTGGTCAAAAACGATCTGGAAAGGTTGTCGATGACGAGCGTTGGATTTTTAACACCCTTGAACAATGGCGCGAATTCTCGTTTCCGTTTTGGTCAACAAGGACAATCGGTGAGGTATTTCGGACGCTTGAAAGTATGGGTTTGGTTAAGTCAAAGCAGTTCGATTTGCAGTCTGGAAAGGCAATGAAGTATTATACAATCAGCCAATCTGCACTCACAATTTTGACCTCCGAAAGAGCAGACCATCTGGAAGATTCTTCCACATCCATTTGGAAGATTCTTCCTGACCATCTGGAAGATTCTTCCCGTTCCGCGCGGGCGCGTCATATTAAACAATATACAGAGAAACAAACAGAGAAACAAAAACCCCTAACCCCTTTGCAAGGGGAAGAGGAAAACTCGGCAGTGGCCTCGCATTCCTCAACTCAACCTAATCTTTTCCAGACCTCCTCACATGAAGGTCACATCTCAGGTTCAGCTACCGCCGAACTGAAATCTGCCGATGGCAAAAAAAAGACCCCCCATTGCGCGGCCCCCCCACGAACCAAAAAACTCTATTTGGTCACCCGACCAAATGGAGTAAGCGAACAAGTCTGGGATGACTTCATCGCCCTCCGTAAAGCTAAACGCGCTCCGCTATCGCAAACTGCGTTAGCTGGGATTTTGAATGAAGCAGACAAGGCTTTGATGACTTTGGAAGATGCCTTGACCGAATGCGTCACCCGTGGATGGCAGAGCTTCAAGGCTGAATGGATGAAACCAAAAACAACTACCAAACCAGAACGATTCTCCAACATTTAACCTAACATGAAAACAATAAAACAAGAGATAATAGAAAACTACGGAGAAGAAATTCTCATGATGGATGGATACGATGACTGCATTATCGGAGTAGTAGAGCAATTCGGAAGACCTCCGATTGTCTGCTACAATCGTGAACTGGTCATTCGCAAGTTAATGGACGAAGGAATGAGTGAAGAAGAGTCCATTGAGTTTTTTGAATACAACCAGATTGGTGCTTGGGTTGGCGATTACACTCCTTGCTTCATTACGCTTCTATGAAAAAAGTCCCAATAGCACACAAGAGCGAAGCGGCAGCATTGTCGCTGATAGCAACAGACCGAAATATCCTTTCCCAACAAACATGGGATGCCGATTATTTCGCGCTACCTGCCCACAGAATCGTTTTTAATGCTCTCCAAGGGGTTCACCAGCGGACAGGCACTTGCTGTCAATTCTCGGCGATTGCTGAACTAGAATCCACGGGTCAGCTAGAATCGGCTGGTGGTGAGAACGAAGTCCATGACATCCTAGCTACGATGAAGATCGCATCTGGTAAGGTCTGCCAAGACATGGCTGATGACTACCGAAAGAATCTTCACAAGATGAAAGGCTACCGAGATGCCATCTCTATCATTGAGAAAACAGAGCATGACCTTCGCGGGGGAAGGGCTGACCTACGCTCGTTATCGGAAACGATAATGAAGTGTGCTGAAGATCGGACAACAAAAGTGAAACCAGTCAAAGACCTGATCATCGAGATCATTGATGAGATGGAAGGCAAAGCGGTAAACGAATGCTTCACCACTGGAATGATAAAAGTAGATCGTGCGCTCAAGGGTGGGATGCACAAAGGAGAAATGATGACAGTAGCTTCTGAAACAGGAGGAGGTAAATCCATCTACCTAGTCCAAGCGGCCCTAGCAAATCTACTAGATGGGAAGCCAGTCTTATTCTTTTCCCTAGAGATGAAGGCTAAAGACATCCTAACCCGCATGGCTTGTAACATGGCAGGCTACCCGATCCGCGAACCAGAGGATTACAAGAATGCAAACCAACACGAACTAGCCAAAATCAGTGGCGCATTGTTGAAATTACACCAGTTACCCATCGAAATCGTGGATGGAGTGTCCGAAATCACCGAGATTGAGGCCCATATCGCCCGATACACAGGGGAAAAACGGGCAGATGTGATTGTGGTAGATTACCTGCAAATCATCTCTTTTGATGGTTCAGACAGCCGAGAAGGGCAGATTTCCGAGATAGCAAGGCGGTTAAAGGTATCTGCACTCAAGAATAATTCGATTATGCTGACAGCTTCCCAATTAAACGACGAGGGAAGACTGCGCGAATCACGGGCAATCGGGATGCACTCTGACCAAGTAGTGTATGTCGAACACTTCAAGACCAAGAGTATGTTAACAATCAAGAAGAACCGCCGTGGCGCGAGGAACTACACAACGGAAATCATCATGCGTGGTGACATTTCCAAACTAGAGGAGGTATACTGATGACAACTGACCAAGCATTCGCAAAATCATCTAGGCTCATGGACGCTGCTCTGACGATCTGGGAGTCTTTTGACAAAGAAAGGTATTCTATCGCAGATAATTATTGGAATGAAGGAATGAAAATATACCATGAATACTTCTCTGAAACAAAAGTATTGACAGAACTACAAGATGTAGATAGCTTGCTGCCATGAGTGACACACCAGAAACCGACAAGAATACTTGGTCTGATTCATCTGAAGGAATATTTACTGAGGTTGTATCTTCAGATTTCGCTAGGAAACTGGAACGTGAGCGCGACGAGGCAAGGAATGAGCTTAAGCAATGGCATACACTGCGATTGTATGGGGCTGAACCAGAATACATCCACGAATACATTAGGATGCTTCGCTATAATTGCTAATATGATCAACTCAAGAGCTAAAGGGGCTAGAGCAGAACGCCAGTGGCGAGATGAACTCCGCGCCCAAGGATTCAATGCTAAACGAGGACAGCAATTCGCGGGTGGTCAAGACTCACCGGATGTAGTCTGCGAAGAACTGAAAGGTAAACTCCACTTTGAGGTGAAGCACGTTCAGAACTTAAATTTAGATAAGGCTTGTGAGCAGGCCGAGCGGGATGCTAAAGGCATTGCTTGGGCGGTGGCTTCAAAGAAGAATAATAAACCTTGGAAAGTCACGATGTCATCAGAAACATTTTTTAAACTTCTCAGAGATGGGATGGAATCATTATGAAAAAACCAACAACAAAAGCAGGTAAGGCCGCGAAAGTGGCAAAAACAATGGGTGAATACAAGCGTGGAACTCTCAAGGCTGGAGTTAACCCTAAAGGCCCGAAGAAAGCACCTATGGCTAAGAGCCGTAAACAAGCAGTGGCAATTGCAATGAGCCAAGCAGGAATGAAAAAGAAAAAGTAATTATGAAAACTGGACTCTACGCTAACATCAACGCAAAGAAAAAACGCATCGCCGCTGGTAGTGGTGAGAAGATGAGGAAGGTTGGAAGCAAAGGCGCACCGACCGCCAAGGCATTCAAGCAATCAGCTAAGACTGCAAAGAAGAAATAGTGGGTTATACGATAAACTCGCTAAACTTGATATAACTATGGAAAAGAGATTCACAAAGGTAGTCAAGAACGCCAAGACTGGTAGGACAAAGACTGTGAAGTATGGTCAGGCTGGTAAGGCTAAAGATGGTGGAGATCGCATTCGCCCCGGAACATCCAAGGGTGACGCCTACTGCGCCCGTTCCGCTAAGATTAAGGGTGACTGGAAGAGTGATCCTAACTCCCCTAACAACCTATCTCGTAAGAAGTGGCGTTGCCGTGGTAGCAAGTCAATGAAATGAAGATCAACAAGAAGTTGCACGTAGACAACTTGTCCAATGATGATGGAAGGGTAGGGTGGAAATACCCACTTAAATCCAAAGAAATCATCAAAGCCTGTGAGAAGTTCTTTGAAAAACGCGGAATGAAGAAACCTACTTTCATGCCTACTTTTGATAAAAAATGACCTGTCCCGAATGCGGTAAAATAACATCAGTAGTTAATAGTAGGAAGGTTGATAAGACAGTAATGCGGAGGAGAGTTTGTGAGTGTGGATTCAGATTCACAACCAACGAAGTCGTTGTTGTATTATCCAACCGGAACTACATAAAGAAAAAGGAAACAGAACCAAATGTTGTCTGGACTGGATCAGTCACAGAAGACACTCCAGATTGGGCTAAAAAGATACTAAGCAACCTATGAGTATCGGAAACGATAAATTCAGATTCCATTGCCTTGGGCTTCCACATACAGTTAGTTCCAAGGAATTCAACGCCTGCGCTTACACCCAGAAGGTAGTTAAGTTCGGGAAGATGATGACCGAGCGCGGCCATGAAGTAATCCACTACGGGCATGAGGATAGTCAACTCCCATGCACGGAACACGTCACAGTATTAACCAACGACGACTTCAAGAAGAGCTATGGTTCCCATGACTGGAGGAAGACATTCTTTAAATTCAACACGAATGACCATGCCTACCAGACGTTCTACAAGAATGCTATCGAAGAAGTAGGTAAGAGGAAACTCAAGCATGACTTCATCCTACCCTTCTGGGGTAGCGGAGTAAGACCGATCTGTGACGCACATCCAGACCTAATCACAGTCGAGCCGGGGATTGGATATGCTGGTGGACACTGGGCAAGGTGGAAGGTATTTGAATCCTACGCAATCTACCATGCTTATTGCGGAATGCAGGCAGTAGGGAATTGCCGCCAAGATAACTATGAGGTAGTCATCCCAAACTACTTCGATAAAGAAGACTTCGACTTCTGTGATAAGAAAGAAGATTACTTCCTCTATCTTGGTAGGGTTTACTCTGGAAAAGGTGTAGATATCGCCATAGATGCCACTAAACGGGCAGGGGTTAAACTGGTCATCGCAGGCCAAAAAGAGGAAGGTTACAAATTACCAGACCATGTAGAGTATGTAGGATACGCTGACGTCCCTACTAGGAAGAGGCTCATGTCGAAAGCTAAAGCATCCTTTGTTCCTAGCCAGTATGTAGAACCATTCGGGGGTGTCCAAGTAGAGAACCTACTATCTGGGACTCCAACGATTACCTCTGACTGGGGTAGCTTCACCGAGAACAACCTGCATGGGATAACAGGATTCCGCTGCCGCACGATGGGGGATTACGTAGAAGCCATTAACAGCATTGAGAGTATCGAACCCTACGATTGCTGGGCGTTCGGTAATAACTTCATCCTAGAGAATGTAGCACCAATGTATGAAAAGTATTTCGCGGATGTAATGGATGTCTACACCGGAGAAGGGTGGTATTCCAAATCAAACGGACTCCTAGCAAACTACAAAAAATACCTATGAAAACAACACTAATACTACTAACCATGTCATTGTGCGCTTGCTCTTCAATGCACAAGGAAACCTACACAGAAACCCGCGAGTTTAACTATCCTAAAGGGACAACTCCTCACCTAAAGGAGATGTATATGCACAAACCGCCAGTAACTGAGCCGCAGGTCAGACAAGCAGAACCTGTGATCCACCAAGAATTCAACCACAATCCCGACCCAGTAGACTTCGATTATGTAGGTGATATGCCAGAGAAGACGCTAGAGGAGGTAAATAATGAAAACAATCTCCTATACGCAATGATGCTAAACAAAATGCTAAAAGGGAATCAATGAGTTGGGATGAATACGCTATGAGCATCGCCGAGGCGGTAGCTAAGAAGAGTAAAGACCCGTGGCAAAAAGTCGGCGCGGTGATCCTAAGAGAAGACAACTCCATAGCATCAGTAGGATTCAACGGATTCCCTCAAGGCCAAGAAGAAGACTGGTCAGATAGAGAAGAGAGAAGGAAGTATGTCATCCACGCAGAACAGAACGCACTGAGGTATACCAACCCCGGCGAGGGAAAGACACTAGTATCCACCCTACTACCCTGTAGGGACTGCCTAAAGACCATAGCCGCCTATAAGATAAAGAGAGTCCTCTACAAAGACATCTACAAGTCCGACCCAATAGCCCTAGAGATAGCAGAAAAAATGGGAGTCACAGTAATCAAATTTGAACCAGAACCCATATCAGCCTACTGGGATCACAACACAAAACCATCCATGTTCATCGTAAAGCGCGGAGGTAAAGAAATCCACCGAGGAACATTCTCACAAGGAAGGAAGCTACTATGAACGACCAACTCCTAGCCATAGCACTAGCATGGGCAGTAGTCACAGCTTGCTTCGTTCTACACAACATCAATAGAGACTAATTTGAGAGCAATAATGTGGTATTGTGGCGGCTGGTCTTTAAGGGGCCAACTGGTCAGCAAGTGAACCATTCCCGTAACCACATAAAACGGGAACTCTCATTATCGGTAACGATAACATGAATACAAAAATCGGCGCACTGCCAACTCACAGATACATCTACATAGATAGCCAATACACCCACGAAAAACCAATCGGCCCGGTAGAAGCTATGTGGGTAGGGCTAACTAGTATCCCATCCAGAGCATGGGGAATCAACGTCATCCTAAGAGACGGCGGCGCACTCTACAGAAACATACCTCCAAACGCAGTGAGATTCAAAGAAAAAGCCCTAGAAGGATGGAGAATAGAAGAAAGCCAACTCTGGGACTGCTACTCATATAACTTTACAATACTACAAAACCCCATCCTAAGAGGACTACCAGTAACAACCAAGATCAACCAAAACATCTACAAGGGAACCTACCTCTTCTCCACAGCCCACCTAAACGATGGCTGGTCAGATAGCCCAGACCAAGACAAAGAATTCATCTTCATAGAACTCGACAACGGAAGACTAACCATCCAACCCACAAACAAAGTAGCCTTCCAAGACAATAGCTACACCACCCCCATTATCCCCAAACTCAAACTCCAAGATACCATCTACTCTTGTGAGAAATAAAGGATGGTTAAGTAGCCAATAAACACAAGACAACTGATCACAGAAATCCATTACTCAGATTTCTAAAGGATGGTTACATGATTCTATTAACAGAGGTCAGCGTAGCTGCATAGGACGAAAGAGGGAGAAAGAGGGAAATATGGTGTTTTTCTGGGGAGAGGGGTTTTCCGCATTTGGAGCTGCGCCAGTTGGGTGTCATGGGGCAGGGGGGCAGGCCGTCCCGCCTCCCTATAAAAAAGAGATTCCTTCCCGCCATGCGTGCGTGCCTGTGCTGTGCGCTGTGCTAATACCAGTGTCGTGCTGGTAGCGTGTGGCGCGTGTGCCATTGTTATAGTGTCACCGGATCGGCGAGCGTGTCGCATCATGTGGCTTGCCGGTAGCGTGTGAAGGGATCGTGCCGGCAGCGTGTCGCATTATGTCGGATCGTGTGACAATCGGGTTTGCGGTAGCTGATGAGATTGGCGGAACTGGTATTGCTGGCAAGTATCGCTTTGAGTGATTATTTGAATTTATCAATCGCTTTTTCCAGTCTCAATAATATTGGCGGATTCGGGTGTTTTCCCGAGTTTTGGGAGCCTTATTGAGAATGGCGCAAAGTGGCATCGCATGGCCTGATTTTTGGGCGGATCGGTGTTGCCAATAGTTGCGTGTTGATGGAATCAAGCGCACCATCCTTGCGACACTAGGAGAGGGAATGAAAATAAATAAAAATAAATGTGGACAAGCGAGAGGAAAATGATATTGTTTGTCCCGTGATGTTCGCGGAAGGCCGTTGAATGCGGGTTTGCGGACAATTTCACAATCGCTCTTTGAAGAAAAAATAATTTCGCACGCTAGAAAACAAGTGTGCGGATACATAAGAAAAACCTAAACCATATCCCGAATCATTCGGGAAAACCTAACAGACTAGAATGAAAATAACACCACTAAAAAACCAAGACGGGGATCGGTTCTTGTCAGTAGATGGCGAGATCATGCCAATCGGAATCGCTGCCATTTGTTGCGACAGTCGCATCGCTGGTTTTGAGATTAAATGCACGGAATGCCGGACTCTTTATCCTGTGCGTGAATTGAATGAGGGTGGCTATTGTGAAGCGTGCGTGAATGCTGACTTTGAGGAATAATCCCATGAACACTATTAACCACATCCTGTCCCTTCCCGTGGATCAATCGACAATAGACTTTGCTTTGATCTGCGCCGCCATGGTCGCCGTTCGCATCATGCTTTCCGTCATCTTTCACAAGCTGTCCCGTTAATCACATGAAAAACTCTGCCCAACTCTACGCCTTAAAATGCAAAGCTGCTTCTCTCCATGTCCGCGTTCTCTCTAATAAAGGGGATTCTGTGTTGCGTGGGAAACTGGCCGCGCTTGTCTCTAAAATTAATCAACTCGAATCTGCTCGCTGATATTATGAACCTTATATTTGAATACGCTATCAAAAACAAGTCCGGCTTGTTCTACAACGGGAACGCCTATGGTGATTCCCGCGACTGGTCATCTATTCCCATGGATGTTTACACTTATACGGAAGCGGGAGCATACCGCAAAATTTCCCTTTTCCCTGCTATGTTCGCAGGTTGTGAAGTTGTCCGATTTATTTGATCCAATGAAAATCCTCTCCTATTCTCTCGCCTTCGCCTCCCTCGCTTCTCTAGCTATGGGCTGCGCGTTCCTGCTATTCTCCGCGCCGTTCCCGGCTTTGCTTTGCTTCTGTGGCTTTGCATTGTTTGGCTTGGCCGCCGCGAAATTAAATCCTGAAATCTGAACCTTTGTTCCCCTCAGAACATCAAACCATAAACCTATAAAACAACATGAATCGTATATCCAAAAAAATCCTTCAATCCCGCGTCGAAACCATTAATTGCGTTCTTGGAATGCCTGACAGCCCATACACTCGCACGGAAGATAAATTTGTTGCCAACATTGGCAATTTCCATTTGTCCCAAGCATACGGGGGATATTGCGTTCACCGTATGTGCAACGAAAATGGCGGGGTTTCCACTCCTATATGGGCGGGTCACATTCCAGCACGGGAAGCCTACGAGCGCATTTGCGCCTTCATCGCCGGACTCACCTTTACCAAGTAAAAATATGTCGCGCTATAATTCCGACCCCTATTTCACTACCGCAAAATTCAACTCCACTTGCCCGGAAACGGGCTTGCCAATTAAGAAAGGCGATAAAATAGCCTACTTTCCACGAGAGAGAAAAGCCTATCACGAAAACAGCAAGGGCGGCGATCAAATCCGCGAAATGCAATTCAATAAATGCTTCGAGATGGCCGACGCTAATTGGTAAACACTCCACACAAAGCGGGGTTTCGTTCTATCCGTCTCCCTGCTTTGCTCTATTCGCCTCTGTAGCGCGTTTTCTTTCCATGTGCCTAGTCATTCCCCTCCTTTCCACTCCCGCGCATTCCTTGGGGCGTGATCGTTTCCGATAATTCCCTCCACAAGATTTTTCCCTCCACAGAACACAAAACCAAAAACCAGACAAACCAAAAAATGAATAATACACTCCACACTCCCGCACCTTGGAAGCATGATCCAACTTGGGGCATCATCAAACACGGCAAAAGTGAGATTTGCGCCCTCCACAGCGGGAATCTTGCCAATGCAAACCTCATAGCCTCCGCACCGGATTTGCTTTCCGCCGTGGATTCATGCCTTGAAATAATGCTGCGAGCAATAGGTGAACGGCTTCCCATCAATCGCGGGACAGAATGCGAGGAAACAGATTGGCAAACAGCAATCCGCAAAGCTAAAGAAGCCATCCGCAAGGCGAAGGGGGAAGCATGAGCGCGGAGTTTCATTCCATGTCCAAGCGCATCAAAGCGGCTTCCACACTCGCCGACCTTGTGAAGCTGGAAACTTCACTCGATAGATGCTGGAATGCAGGTTGCTTTTCCAAGGGCGAGTTTGTCGTTCTGGATTGCATGATTATCCAGCGGAAAATGCGCTTCGATTAAACACTCCACGGGGGCGCGAGTTAGTCCGATCCTTCCCCGCCTTCCGTTTCCGATTCCTCCACATTTTCGCCATGAGTTTCCACTTTGACATATTCAGCGGATACAATTTCCCCTTCCACGGCTTTTCGCGGCCCTTCCACATGAAGCGAAATCATTGCGTTTACGCTTAACCCTTTCCTGTCGTGCATATTATTCTCATCCAGTCCCAACGCACGGGTCGCCATCTTTTCGTATTGCGCGAGAACATCGAGACGCGCCGACTGGTCTTTAATGTTTCCCGTTTTGTATCTCCCTTCCACTTGCGCTCGTTCCTCCGCAATTTGCTTGAGCATAAACTGATAGTGTGCAGATGTTTCTGCCGCCATCAGGTCTTCCATCTTCGGCGCAACGATATTCGCTACGCTCTCCCTCAGTTTTTTCCTTTTGTCGATCCACTTCCCTTTCACCATGCAATTCTTGAGGTAGAATCGGCTCATCTTGCTAAACTCAGGCAATTTCAGAATGTCCGACATCTCCGCCCCTCCCATGAATAGTTGCTCGATCCTGTCCATGTCCCATTTCTTTCGCCTTCCACGCCCTAGCGTTTCGCTGTTCAATTCCGGTGTTTTGTTCATACTTTACTATTCACAAAACCAATCCACTTTGTCAACAATTTCCCTCCACAACACAACCAACAAACCAAACCAATGAGTGCAATCGAGAAAAACCAACCAACTTGCCTTCCACCGGAGGCTTATATCAGAATCATTCGCAATTGCGAAAACAATGTGCCGAAGTTCCGTTCTTCGGTTTATCCTAAAACTCAACCCAACCCAACGAAAAAAACGAAATGAACACAACACAAAGCAACTGGACAAAACACACACGCAAAAAGGGAATGACCTCCCGCGAGAAAAGACTACTGACCGCATTGCAGGACATAGCCGCAATGGTGGTCAGTCCTAACGACACACGGGCCGATATTCTGAATCGCGCTCTTAAAGCAATCGGAAAGGATGAATAAAATGAAAATCAACGGAATAAATTACAAGACAACTCCAAGGGAAACCAGACTTTTGGAGACTGCTTTGAATGACTGTATCAACATCAAAATTGTTCCCAACGAAGGGTTTGAAGGATTGATTGCAAGCCATGATTGGTTGGGTAACGATTATATTTTTGCATCCATATATTTAAATCCAAAAAATGGAATGTGGGACTTGTTCAAGGTAATTGATAATTTTGATGATGAGAAAAAAATATCTTCATCAAGAGATCATTTCCAAGCAATAAATAGTTTAAGAAAGTTACAAGACGAAATATGGGCAGATGCTTACAGGAATCCTGTAATGGATTCTTCTGAAGGCGTAATGCTAAGGCAAACAAACTGATTTAGTTCCCCAAGGACATAACATAAACCAATAATAAATAAATGAGTATCATACAACAACTCGCAGAAATTGAGGCGAAAGCACTCAAGTATAAACAACAGGACACCTTGTATATTTACACTCGGCATCCACGAGCAGGGGAATCAGTTCCACAATTTGAACTCCGCATTGATGGTGACGACCAAGAGTATGTCCGTGCTTTCATGGACTTTCTGAAAGCCAATGGACTTTGCGCCAGGGTTTCTTCAGCAATCGAATCCCACAACAGACAAAACTTCACTTACCTTCCACGCGAAAAATGAAAACACAAAGCGAAGCAATCGACGAAATGTATAATGAACTACATTCCCTATACGGCAAAGTATTAGGGCCAATGTGGTTGGAAACCAAAGACAAAACATGGGCGTTCGACATTGAGAAATACGAAGGCGGCGAGAAATACGAAGGAGCAAATCCTGTGCAGGACATTATCCGCTCCTCTGACGGCATGGTGGAAATCATGGTCGAGCAAACCAATTCAATCTGCCGCAGAACTGCATGGAAATATATGGTCTATGCCGTTTACAATGATGATATTGGCGAGATGTATGAATACAATTGGAGGAACGCCGCCGCCAATAAGTTTATGGAGATTCAACTTTCAATGAAATTTGCAGTTGCAAACAACAAATGAACATCCACGATCTCATGGCAACAGTTGAGTGGTCGCATCCCATTCAGCTAAACACTAAACGCGGGGTCAGACTTCTAAAGAAGGCTCCAATCACCGATCAGTTCTGGAAAATCTACCGAGAGGATAAAGAGTTGTTCAAAGAGCAGATGAGTAAAGCAGGGATCAACCTTGGCAAGTTCCGCGAGGAGTGGGGCTTGTCTTGGTGGTCTGACGATCAGCTCAAGTTCAAGCAGATAATCGGTAACGATAACCAAGTCGAAGTGGTTGCCGAGCTTGATGTTGTTCCTCTCCTACACCCCGAAGGACTCTTTGAGTATCAGCAGACCTCAGTCCAGATGGGTGTTGCATCCATGAACAAATATAATCGTGTCTTGCTCGGTCACTCCACAGGTGTAGGAAAAACATTCTGCGCCTTGGGCATCGCCAGAGAGTTAGGCAAACGCATTGCGGTAGTCTGCCCGAAGCCGATCACCACAGACTGGTATCGTGCCGCGAAGATGATGGGCGTCGAAGTCTTCGAGATATGCGGCTGGGAATGGGCTAAGACAGGCAAGAGTCAGTTAGGTAGATGGACAGATGATAACAAGAAGACATTCCGGTTCATGTTACCCGAAGATGTTCTGCTAGTGTTCGATGAAGTCCACAGGGGGAAAGGTGAAGCTACCCAAAATGCTTTCCTAGTCCGAGATTCGGTTATCCAGAACATCCCTGCTATTGCTCTGTCTGCTACCATCGCCGACGATCCTACAAAGTTGTGGGCAATCGGGCAGTTCCTTGGTCTGCACCAAGGCGGGAAGGATTACTTCCGATTCCTCAGTCAGAACGGATGCCGAAAGACAAGGTTCGGAATGCAGTTCACCGGAGGCAATGCAGTTCTGAAACGACTACATAGCCGAATCTACCCCGAAAAGGGTAATCGGTTGAGGCATTCTGACCTTGGCGATGCGTTCCCTGAAACGCTAATCAAAGCCAAGGCTTTCGACATGGACAACGCAAAGAAGATTGCCAATGAGTATGATGATCTTTGCAACCGAATCGAAGAGCTACGGATGCAGGAGAACTTCTCGGCCAATGTCCTAGCAGAACAGACTAGAGCCAGACAAAGGATCGAGATGTTGAAAGCTCCCGCTGTAGCGGCGATGGCCCGTGATCTAATTGAAGAAGGGAACTCGGTGTTCATCGCAGTCAACTACACCGAGACCCGTGAGTGGTTGATGGAGGAGTTGGATACAGATTGCGCTATCTACGGAGGACAGAATGAAATTGAGCGGAGAGGTAAGATTGATTCCTTTCAAGCGGATCGTTCCCGAATCATCATCGGAATCATCCAAGCGAGTAGGGAAGGTCTGAACCTCCACGATCTCAACGGCAATCACTCACGGGTTGCGCTAATAATGCCTTCGCCTAGCGTTTTCGATCTCAAGCAGGTTCTTGGACGAGTCCATAGGGCTGGAGGTAAGTCGAAGTCGATCCAGTATCTCATCTACGCGGCGGGCGTTCCTATCGAGGAATCCATCTGCGAAAAGCTAGATGAAAAGCTAAAGCGTATGGATACACTCAACGATGGGGAGATAGATGGGACTATCTCACTAGCTCCAAAAAGTGAAGAATTGATTTAATCCTAAAAAGCAAGAAGCCCACCAAGGAGAAATCCAAGGTGGGCTTTTTTGTTGTCTTGATACTTTAGCTGATGATCCGAGAGACTTCTTCCTTCTCTTCAGTATCGAATCGTTTGCGGAACTGGCTCTCCTTGTAGTAGAGGAATGCAAGCTCAAGGTATTTGATTGCTTCAAACCCTTCACCCTTGCGGGACTCGGATCGGACAACCATCATGCTTGCTGTATGCAGGAGGCTCGCCATAGCGTGGACTCGTTCGTTTAGTTTCTCGTCCTCGCATTTGATGAAGCTGAAAGCCTCAAGAATTGTTTTGGAGGTTTCGTTTTGTGGTGTTTGTTCTGACATAATTATTTTTTTGGTATATATTTTTGGCTTGCGTATTTATTGAATGCTTTTTTAAGCCTTACCGCTTGATTGTAGAATGAATCCACAATTTCTTTTGTGGATTCAGGCATGAAATCCTCCCAAGGAGAACCGCTTAGTTCGTCTTTTATGAATTGATCTACAATCTTTTTTACAGTAATTTCAATAGGTGGATATTCGTAACCTTTGGGATGCTTAACTTCAATGATTGCTATACTGCCACCACCCAAAAGTCTAACAGTCATGTCCTCCATCATTTTGTCTATGGCTAATGCTATCTCTAAAGAAGCAAGTTCTTTGTCTCCTTGCAATAATTCTAAAATCGCATCTTGGACGCAACAAGATAGTGCTTCCTTAACAAATGGATTTTTTAGGGCTTTAGTTGTTCTTTTCATTATTGTTCCTTCAAGAATTTTAGCCACTCACCTTCGGCTGGGTCAAACCATGACTTATCACCAAGGTCGATCAGAAGTTGGTGTTCTTGGACTTCCTCTGGCATATTACGGAGGACTTCGGAGTTGCTGAAGTTCCCGACATTGAGGAGCAAGAAGCGATGACCGGATGGCTTATCGTCTTTACCTTGCTCATGGCGGACTCGGTTGCGAACCTCGGTTGAGGATAGCTTCTCTGTCTTCGCCGCCTCAAGAAGTTCATCCTGCTTCTTCTTGTTGGTCTTCTCATCTCCGAAGTTGGCGTTGCCAATCTCACGATAGACTGTGAATGGAAGCATTGGATCACGCTTGTCTGTAGGGAAAGCGCGGCAAGCTCTAGCGTAGCCAGAGACAGTCGAGTAGGACTTCTTGAAGTTAGAGCAGAGTTGGTTGACCACATCCTCATGCCCTCCATTCTCCAAAGCACACACCGAATCTCCGATGATCCATTGCGCGCCCGATTCTAGGGTAAGACCGAAAGCGAATGCCGCCACCCAGTCTTTCATCTCTACCTTACCTTTTGGAACGCATTGAGTCATTCCCGCGCCAATGTCGAACTTCTGAGTGAAGGAGGATAGTTCCAACCCATTCTTCACACTCTCCACAAGGGCAAGGGATTCGTTGACTGGTTCCGGTGTAGCAGCGATTTGCTCTGGTTTGTAGTCGTCTACATTCTGACGCTCCTCTTCCATCTCTTTCGCCATGTCCCAGTCAGCGGACATACGCTCATACATCTCCAGCATTTCATCTGGTGCATCATCATCCAGATATTCGTTCTTTTGGAGCTTGCTCCATGCCTTCTTGATGTGAGCCTCGGTGATCGTGATCCCCGGCCATTCGTCTTTTACGAACTCCCCCATGTGACGGAGGTAGGTGGACAGAGGGACAAGGACTCCCTCTTGAGTTGGGCTAAACAATTCTAGTTCTTTCTTTTTCATTTTGGTTTTATGTTATTTGGTTAGGTGTTCTGGGAGGAACAGGATCAGTATGGGATGTCGTCTACTTCTTCAGTAGGCGCATCGAGGTTAAGGTCTTCAGCGGCTTTCTCCACGCACTTGGCGAATGGAGTAGTGAACCCCTTCTCCAAGTAGTATTCATAGAGTTTAGTGAGGGCAGGCTTGCCAATAGCGGCGAGCTTCTTGCCCTTCTGCGAGCCAGATGGGACGATGGCAGAAGCCCAATCAGATGGGTCTGGTTCAACTACCTTTGGTTCCTCTACCTTCGGCTCTTCTACCTTGTGCCTAGAGTAGCGGATGCCCTTGCGGTTAGCTTCGATGAAGACCGACGAGACATAGGAGCGAAGGGTTTCTTCATCCTCCACATCTTTGTAGCTATGGCGCACCAAGCTATTGATGTAGCGGTGCATCTCTACGATTTCATCAATCGCCTTCTCTGGATTATCGGTAACGATACTCTTGGGTGTAGCAGAAGATGCTACACGGGCAGGCTCCTCGCTAGGCTGGTCGAACTCAATCTTTCCAGTAGCTGTGACTTTAATTATGTCACGATCTACCTTGCCGTTCTTACCTTCGTAGGACTCATGCTCCAAGGATACTCCGGTCAGACCATGCTTTCCACGGACTGAGGACAAGGTAACTACATTACCTTTGATAGATTGTTCCTGTGTGTTGTTGAAGAACTTGAGTCCGTAGGTATTGCCGTCGATCTCAATGTCTCCACCTTGGATCACAAACTCACCCTTGGGGCCAGTAAATGTCTTAGGTTCCCACAATTTAGTGACCTTGCCAGTCACTCGTTTGATGATGTCTTTCTGTTCGATTCCGTCTAGTTGGTTACTCATTAGTTTTATAGGTTGATTTGTAGTAGTGGCAGAAGGGTGCTACTGAGCAATAACGCTCGCAACGGATATCCCCTCCGCTTCGTTTCTCTATGCTGTGCTTCGGCCCGTAGGTAGGTAGCAGGTTCTCTGCTTCCTCCAAGGTCTCGCACACTTTGGCTGCTCGTTTGTTCCCGTCCTTCTTGATCGCAAAGGTATCTGGTTTGGCCCAGCGTTCCTTTGCATTACAAGCAGGGATGGTATCGTCTGGCATTTCAGCCGCCGCTTGGTGCAGTTTGATCCGCTCCGCTGCGTAGGCTATACACTCTTCGTTATCCCACAATGGTATGTCTACAATATGCACTGCACACTGAGGATACTCTTTGTCAAACTCGGCCTTGCTTGCCTGCCAGTCACGGAGGATGGCGACGATCTGACCTTTATTGACTTCGTAGCCATAGCTTCTCCAGAGCATGGCATTCAGATTGATCTGCGCTTCCCACTCAGACTTGCCGCCAAGAAGGAAGGAGAACACGGATGTTACCTTGAAGTCAGAGATTACTTTATTGCCAGTCTCGTAGAGGTCAGTCTGTCCGGTCAGCGTCCAGTCGTTAATCTGCAAGTAAAGACGCTTCTCAGTCAACTCTTCCTCTCCTCCAGCTAGCTCAAGAACCTTATGCACCGACTGACCGAGCAATGCCCACACCCTATCGGATGCGTCTTCCACGATCTCCTCGGAGTAGCGTTTCTTGAGTTGGTTAATCTTCGGTGGCCCGATTAATGTAGTCACCGAGATGTCTGCTTTCTTCGTTCCTGCCATATACCCATCGTGCGCTAACGCCCGATACATTGGTGCTGGGAGCGAGTATCGATTTGTTATTTGCATTTGTTTGCTCTCCTTGTTTCCCAAGCTCTTTTGATAGCTTGTGATCTTTTTATTTTTGCTTCTTCTGTTTGTGCTTTTTCTGATTGCCAATATTTTTTTACTCTATCTGAAAATGCTTTTCTTCCTTCTTCGCTTTCTCTGAAAGCTCTATTTCTATCTGCCTGCATTTTTCTTTTTTCTTCAGAAGAATAAGCGGATTTTATACTTTCTGAATGTTGTTTTCTTTTTTCTTCATTCAATTCACTCCATCTTTTTGTATGAACTTCTGATAATTTCTTTTTTAAATCTGGAGTTATTTGAAGTTTTCTTATAGCGCACATTTTTAATCTTGATTGATCATTTGACCAAAAATCTTTGGATGTTTTTGAAAACTTTTTTCTACTTTCTTCGTTATGTCTATAACCTGAAACGCCATCTCCTCCATCTGTGAAATTTGCTAAAAGATTACCGTTTTCTCTGTATGTCTTAATTAATTCTTTTTCGTGTTCAAAGGCTTTCTCCTCTGAATCCCATAAAAAAATTATCATGACTTTGTAACCATGCTTATTTGCGATTTTATGCCACAAATTATTTCTGCAATATTTAGAGTATGCTCGTTTACCCCTTCCTTTCCCAACATAGAAAACTTCAGAGGTGTCATTTCGCAGATGAATGTATGTGTAGAATTTTTTAACACTTTCCATTCCTCACTATTATTCGTTATTTTCATTTTGGCAATCTAAATCTTCATTGCTTCGTAGTTATTCGTTATCGTCATCGTCCCAGTAGGTAGGTTGGATGCCTTGATCCATGTCACGCTGGGCGCACTTGTGAATGTATGCCTCGCGCTTACCTTCCTCAATTTCTGAGGTCAAATCGTAATCGTCTTCGTCTCTCATTTCTCGTAGCAGCTAGTAAGAAGTTCCGCTACACCGCGAAGGTGGTCGCCTTGCTTTACTACTGCGTTAGCGTTCGGAAGATTGCCGAGAAGGAATCGTCCGTCTGCTGCCGCTGACGAAATCAAGCGGAGGTAAACTTCACGCTGAAGATCGCTGTTCTGAACTACGGGTTTTTCTACTGATTCTGATTTTACTTTTGGTGTGTCTTTCATTGTGTTTATCGACAGGTGTTGTGCTGTCGGAGGTAGAATCTACAGACTCCGATAATCGTGTCAATAGCTTTTATTGATTTATTTTTATCGGTTCCGATAATTAGAAAACGCACACCAGATTTCTCCGATGTGCGTCAACCTAATGAATAACACGAATGAATACAGCAACTGCTGCGGAGATAGATTACATCAGCCTCCGCGAAGGTCAAGGCTTTTTCGCGGCGAGTCTGACTTTCCTCTCGGCGGCATCTCTAGCATTGTTTCCGATTCGCTCAACAACTTTAGAATATTTCTCAGGTGTCATATCAGAAAGTCGGTTAAATCCATTCTTCATCTTTGTAGAAATAATAGTTCCGTATTCCTTCACGAACATCTCGTATTCTTTGTTCGTTGGTTGCCTGTCGAGCCTCTGTGCAAGCTGATTCCGAGTAGGGATGCTTGGGCCTCCACCTTGCTTCAAGACTAGCTCATGGAGGTTCACAGAATCCCGGTCAGTCGGAATGTTGAATGTGATCGGAACTCCGAGCTTGAATATTTTGTCAGCGGCTTCATTCGCTAGTGCGGGTTCACCAAAAGCGTTCAGAGATTTCGGAGACACAGCAGGCCCGATGAATGGGATGTTCGACCACAACGCACCTTCCAGAGTTTTCCTGTCTACTGGTTCGTTCAAGAAGTCGGAGAGGTTCCTTGCAAGGCTTGCTCCCAATACTGGAACTAGGGTCTTGGCAGGGAATGCAAGGCTCTTTGCCAAGCTCTCTACTCCACGATCTCCGTAGGCTTCAAAGAGAGGTTTCGCGGCGAAGGAATACGGGCCTCGGCGAAGTGAAGCACTCAATACAAACCCACCAATGATAGCCGCATCACCCATCTGCATTGGAGTGTTCGTCTCACGCTTCTGCTTTCTGCGAATCTGCCAATCATCCACCGCGCCAAGCATCATGGCAGGCCAAGCGAAGGCTTCAAATCCTCTCATGGTATTGATCGTGAATTTCGTTTTCCCGAAGTATACACTCACAGTATTTGCCTTGTGCTTCTTAGTCCACGAATCGTAATACTGCGGGTCTTCGCTACGAAGAGGGCCATTACCAGTCACAACAATCTTGAATGGCTTCTCGTCTTCCTCGTCTTCCGTAGATGATGACATTGCCGCTGCGAATCCAAGCAAAACAATACTTCCGGTGATAGTTTCAGTCAGCCTTTGACGATACTGAAGGTCGTTACCCAAGCTCTGTGCATATGGAGATGTCTTACCCATCTTCTTTGCGATATAGTCGTAGGCAAATCGAACTGCACCATACGGAGAGAACCATGCTGTCTCTCGGAATACGCGAGCGGGAACCACCGCGAATCCATAGATCATTCTGCTGAAAAGTTTGATGACTTGGTTGTCGGCTTTGTTTGCGGCGTTTGCCATCGTCTCCAACAACCATAATGCAGGGTAACTTATCACGCCACCATCGCGGGCGTTCGTTTCTTCTTCACGGAATGCGTCGAGTGACTGCCTATTCCTACCTACTGCTGACATAGCATCGTTGAGCGCGGCATCCATTACTTGTTGCGCTGGGAGCTTTGCGTCAGTCAATGCCTGTCTCCATGAAGAAACAAAGAACTCATCTGCAAGAACCGCCGCTTTGTTTTTATCGGTTCCGATAGCGATCTGGTCATTGTAGAAGATTCGCTTTTGCTCCATCATGGCATTGAGCATCTTTGCCCCATCCTTGCTGGACATCCCTTTCGCTTGCATCGCGGCCAAGGCATACTTGGATACCGCTTGGTTTTGAAGTGAGGCAATCGCTCCGTAGTCGAGAGCATTCAAGACACGGCGAACATAATCCATCATACCAATCATCATGTTCTTCACTCCGTCTGCCCTCTCGCGTGGAGTCTTGCCTTTATTGAATTGGTCTACGCCTCGCTTGTAGAGCTTTAGTAGCCCTTCATCATTCACTAAGTATTCCACATTGGAATAGACTGTGACGTTGTTCTTGAAAGAGAAGGCTACTGTGTTTGCCCATGACTTGATTGAGTCGATGAAGGTAGTCAATGAAGCCGTGATCTGCTCCGGTCTTGCTGTCAGTAATCCATTCAATGATTGGGTCAACGCATTCTTTACTGCCATACCAGCAGGAGAGAAGATGTTCACAGTCATTGTTGGGATACCACTCAATGCCTGCGCGTCATAGAACTGACCGATCACATCCCTTGCTCTGATAGGTAGCTTGGCTTTAGAAATGATGTCTTGGATTGCCTTGTGCGCTTCAGCCTTTGTTGCATCAGCGGATTTTGGATCAGAAAGGATAGCGTCATACTTGAGCAGGGCTTTGTATTGCTCTGGAGTAAACCCAGTCCATCCATTGAGTGCCGCCATGTCGCTCAACACATTCCTTGCTGGGTCTAATGCGCCAGCGCGGAGGGCTTGCAATACCTTCTGGAATGCTCGGCGGCTTCTGGTATCTCCGGTCTTCCAAGGTGCAGACTTACTAATAGCATCTGTGAATGCCTGCTCCTGCGCCATCGTGAAGCGTTTCTGGAGCGAGATGTCCATCAGCTTGGCAATCCTTTCAGCCTGCGCCAATGGTAGCCCTGCCTTGCGGAGGTAGTCACGCATGACTTCATATCTCCAGTTTGGCTTCTGTTGATCTTCTAGCGGAGTATCCTTGATGGCTTTGACGATCTCCGAGATTGGCCCTTTCTCGATAGCCTTGTTGATGGAGGATAGTTCTCTCGAAAGACTATTGATCTCATGCTGTCTCCACACAATATCAGCCAATGTCTCTGCTGCCGCCAACTCAACCCCTGCTTCTTGTAGCTTGGCAACCAACATGGACTTCCAAGGAGCTTTACGCCCAATGTCTGGCTTTTGTTTTAAGTCATTAGCTACGATAGCACGGACATCATTTGTGATCTGCCTTGCCGCCGCTGGATCGAATGAAGGTGTGTCAGATTGAATCTTGGCGAGCTTTTCAATCTCAGCGTCAGCTTGCTTCTGAATCCTGTTGTATTCCTTATCAAGTTCCTGCTCTTCAGTCTTGCGTTTTTCTTTACCCTTCTCCGTAGCTTTAGTGAACTCGTCGTTAATCTTACCAACCAAGTCAGTCCCAGTTCTGCCACCAACCGATTCAAGCTCATCAGTCAACTCTTGCTCGGTGACTGGCGCAGTCTTGTCCACCGCTGCATAAGCATCCTTGATGGATTGGATTTGTTCTTTCGTTGGGTTAGGCCCGTAGATGAACTCTGCTACATAATTGGTGTAGGCATCCTGCTCGGCGCGTCCCATCATGATGAATCGAGCTTTCAACTCTGCCCTTGCTGCGAGCGTTCTACCCGCATCACTAGCTCCAATCATTGCGGTAGGTAGCCTGTTGATGTTTGCCATCATTATACCAAGCATCTTGCTATCACCTTCTGCCGCGAGTCTGATGGAATACTCAAACAAATCATTCACGAACAACGCTGCACCCATGCTGATCTCACTCGCTGCTCCAGACTTATCTACCAATCTACCAATGTCATTAAGTTCTTCGGCGTATGCCAATGCTTCTTTCCTATTTCCAGCCAGCTTCCCTAATGCGCGGAATGCTTCAGTGGTATTCTTCTCAGTTACTTTTGTAGGATCGAATCGCTTGCGGAGTAAATCTTTTGTTCTGGCGATGATAGCATCTGGAGTTTCTACTTCTTCTCCCGCCTCTACACTCATTATTTTAGTGCGGCGAGCGGCCATTTTGCGCGGCCCTTCAGCTTCTTCTTCTCTTATAATCTCCTCGCCAGCGGCAAAGCGTTTCTTAGCCGTAGATAGGATAGCAAGTGCCGTCCTATTCGGATCGGACATCTGGAAGTTCTTACCAAATACTTTATTTGCGAATGCCTTCAGCGCATCAAGCACAGCATTCCAAAGGCTTCTGCGTTGCGGATTAACGATTGTATAGGAAGTGAAAGCAATAACTTTACTCTCTTCGATTTGGGATTCTTCAGTCTCCTCGTTATAGCTTTCTTCTACGATCTTATCTATCTTCGCTTTGTCTTCTGGTGAAAGAGAGTTGTAGAAATTATCGAATGCCGCCTTAAATTTCTTATCTCCGAATGCGTAGTGACCTAGTTCGTGAGCGATGATGTCTCCGACATTCGCGTTCTTTTTAATGTAAGCATTGTTTACAATAAGGATTCCCAAGTCTGGGTAGTATGCCGCTTGGTATTTTTTCTCTTTATCTACTGCGTCATCCACTACATATACTCGGTCTGGAATCTTTCCACCGAAATACCTTTGGATTCTTTGGTTCAGTTTAACCTGCCCGTATCTTTCATTCTCTGGAAGAGGGTCTGGTTCTGATGCCATCTTGCGCCTTCTGCTACTGACAGGCTTCATGTCGTTCTTCTCGACTACCTGCGTCTTGCCTGTGCGCTCGTTCTTTACATTGTAATACTGCTCTCCGAACTTCTTGTCGTTAGCACTCTGCGGGATTTCCTCTTCGATAGTGTAGGTCTGTGGACTCTTGCCTAGCTTGACTCGGTTGCCTACTGCGATGCCTGTTGAGGCAGCGGCTGGCTCCGTTATCGTTTCCGATACTGCGGGGGTGGGAGGAATTGGTTTAAATACATTAACACTTCCGTCTGATAAAATTACCAATTTACCTTGCGGAGTAATAATATTCCCTGATGAAACATTATCATTACTTGTTATTCTTTTTTTGGTTTTTGTTACTGTATCAAAACCTATCGTAGTTGTAACATCATAAGAGATTTCTGTTTTTATTCCTTTTTTATTTAATGCACTTGCATAATCTTTTGTTGCAGACTCTATTCCGTTTTCTGTTGAAATTTTAGTTATTTTTTTACCAGTAATTTCAAAATCTTTTGGCATTTCAGCTTGTTCAGTAGGCGCAACCTCTGGCGCGGGAGCTTCTGCTGGTGCAGCTTGCTCGGTGACTGGTGCGGGAGTGGAAAGTTTTAATTCTACAAGCGCATCTTGAATGTCGTCTGGATGCGTGTTTGTTATTATCTTTTCTTGAAGTTTAATATCTGAAACACCTTGTCTTTTAACTCCAACTCTTGATGCAAGTAAGTCTAACGATTCAGTTTCTTGAGATTCAATGATTGGTTTTTGATATGCAGATAGATCATCCCATCTTTTAGATTCTTCTGGAGTTGGAATTGAAGAAACATTTTCTACCTTTGGAGGAACGACAACTTCTGGCGCGGCCTCTGCGATGGTTGGTGCTGGCGTGATTTGCGCGGCAGGAGTAACCATGTTTACAGATGAATCTCTATCAATAAGACCAAGCACTTCATCCAATGTGGCATTAAGATTTCCTTGCGGCCTTCTTCCTAACTTATAAGCGGAACGGGCAGCAACCTTTGAAGATACCTGACCTTGAAGTGACGGGAATACTTCTTGCGCTTTCTTTTGCAATGCCGATCCTATGCCTTTTTGTCTAAATTCTTCTGGAACGTAAAGTTCAAATACTGATGCAGGAGAGCCATCTCTTCGATCAACAATCGTTATTCTGCCTTCAGTTTGAGGGTCTGTAAAAGTGATGGTCTGCGCTTTCCCTCCATAAATCTTTGATTTATCTTTTGGTTCTCCTTGAATAATTCTATCAGTAATAGGTATCTCTACTGGTGGCGTGACTACTTGTTCTACTGGTGCGGCCTGCGTAGGTTGAACTGTCAAGGATTCCTTAACAGTTGGGGTAGGTTCTTCTACTATCGCCTTGGCTAACTCGGCTTGCTGACGCTCGGCTTCTGTTATCGGTTCCGATAATCCAAACTTGGGAGCTTCGGTTTTAAGCACTGCCAACTTCTTTTGATCCGCCGCGATGTCCAGCCTCGCCTTGTTTGCTTCTGGTGAAGTAGATTCAAGCGCATCCAAGTCCATCCGCTTATTATCAATGCCGCGCTCCAGCCTTGTGATCTCTGTGGAGAGTGCTTGCGCTGCTGGAGTATCAGAATCCAAGTCGCGCATCCTTCGGTTAGATTCTTTTTCAATATCAATGAGAGCCTTCTGTTCTGGACTCATTGCTTCGATAGCACCCGCAGCGCCACCGATAAGACCACCAGCAACCACTCCGGTTGTAGCACTTTCAATCGCGCCTCGGAATGTTGGGACATCAAAGCCTTCTCTTTGTAGAGCTATGTTAGGAGCAATCGCTTCTTGTGCGCTTTGGACACCTTCAATTGGAGCTTCCGCGCCAGCACCCTTCAAGATTCCCTTAATGATACCGCCGCTTGCTTCTTTGCCTTGCTTGGAAAGAACGCGAGTCAAGATAGCTTCAGCACCCGTAGATGCAGCAAGAGCATTGAGTCCACCGCTGACAAGAATCTGATCCAAGTTCTTTCCACCATACTCCTGCGCCTGTGAAGCAAGCGTCTCTACTTGATCTTCTGGGATACCCTGCTCACGGAGATAGTCTTTCGTGCCTTGGTAGATATTCCCCTTACCCATACCTACACCTTGGGCGAATCCAGTTCCAATAGTAAGACCAACTTGTGCGGCTTTAGACAACTGCGCGGCTTTACCTGCCACACCAAATACTAATTGGGGAACCATATACCCCAAAGTATTTGCAGTCATCTCTGCTGGTGCGGATGCGAATGCTTCAAACCCTGCGGCAACTTTATCTAGGAAGCCACCATCTTGAGCCTTCTGTAGAAGCTCTGCCACTCGCTTGGAATCTTTCTTTGATTCAGCAGAGAGGATGCTATCCATGTAGTCCTCGTAGCCAGCGATGGATTTGGATACTTCATTATCCGCGCCAAACAAATCTGTGTATCCCCTTACCGCACTACCTACACCCTTAGCAAATTGAACAGGTATATCAGCAGCTTGGCGTAATGCTCCAGATGGCTCTGGTTCTGGAATAGGTTGACCAGAAACAATTGAAGTAACTTCCTCTAATGAATATCCACGATCTTTGGCTAAAGATATTTCCTTGTCTTCAGATGCAAGTGTATTCCAGATTTCATCATCAGAATAACCTCTTTCCCTAGCTTGCTTTAGCTCGTCAAACGTGAAAGTCATTTTTACATCCTACTTGGAAGATGTTAGCTTTTCAAGCTCTGATTTTAATGCTTCTCGTTCGCTCCATAGCCTGTCGTATTCATCCTTTTGTTTTTTCAAGAATTCTGGTCTCATCAAATCTTTTCTAGTTGAACCTCCAGATAATGATGAAATCTTTTTATCATAATCAGATATTCTTGTTCTCAATGATTTCTCGTTTGAAGTTTTTTGACTTTTAGATTGGCGAGCCGATGACTCTTGAACAAGTTTAGTAAATGGATTGTCTGGAGCATATGGCAATTGAGCGGCAGGTAGTCCAGAAGTTGGTTGCTGTGTAGCGGCTTCTCCTTTTACTGGGAATCTTTCCTTCTGTGGTTGCGCGGGAGCTTCCGCTGGAGCTTCTGTTACACCTTTTTCTGATCCAAGGAATTTAATGCCTGATCCAGAGAGTGCTGGTATTGATTGAGCTACAGTCAACTTTGACGCTTGATCTTTAGATATAGAATACTCGTCCTTATCATTTCCTTGGAATGTTAAAGAGTATATTTCTGGATCATCTGTTGGTGCAGTCACCGCATTTGCAATGCCACCATTCCTATTGAACAACTTTACAAATGGTTCCCTTTCTCCAATAGGAGCCTGTTTATTCATTGCATTAACAGCATCAGGAAGATTGTTTACAGCTTTAATATTAAAGCCATATCTTTCTTCTCCAACTTTTTCATCTACTTCAGAAAGTGATTCGCGGATTTCAGACCCCGGCTTATCCGATGTAGATACAGTTCTTTTTATTTTTGTTATTGTTCCAACTTCTGGAATTAAAAGGTCTCCCTTTAGATTTGGGAATAGGTTTGATAATCCATCAATCTTTCGTGATTCATATCCCTTTGGTTTTTCAGTTGTCGTAGATTGTGCAAGCGTAGCTTGTTTATCTTCTGGAGATTTTGCCCTAAATTGAATGACCTGTGCATACATCTCTTCTTGCTCTGGAGTTTCAAACTCTGGCATACTTGAGGCTGCTGCTACGTCAATAACATCCGCATCTGGTAATAAAGTTCCTTCATCAACAAACTCTGCATTCATAGCAGGCATTCCGCTGCCATCACCCGTTCCTCCAGCACCCATTCCACCTTGACCAGCGCGGAGTCTTTCACTTCCAGATGGGCCAGCGGGAAGGGTTGCCCCAGAGGCTGCTAATCGCATTGTTTTATATCTATTCTCATCTATAGCTTGACCACCCATCATTCCTAGTTTTGCTAGGTTTTGAACATATGGGTTAGATGGGTCTTGTGCTGCTAGATTAATAATTGATGAATACCCTGCGCCACTCTGTCCAGCGGAGAATGATTTCATAGCTTCTTGCAAAGCTGGAAGCGCACTCATAGCAAATTGCTTGTCTCGGTTGTCTTTCATCTGAAGACTGATCTTCTCTCCGTATGCAGCTAGGTCTTTGCCTACTTGCATACCATAGTTCATTACAGCGGTTCCCCCTGTGCCGAAATCTGCTGCGCTCATTGCTGGTATCATAGCCATAATATTTATTTTCCTTTGTAAGCAGATTGGGCTAATGTATAGTATTGGCCTCCACTAGAAGATGTTTGTGGAACATATTGTTGCCCTTGATATCCTGTAATTGGTCTGTTTTGATATTCTTGATATGCTTTATATGCGTCAAGCCCACCTTGAGCTAAACCGCCAATCGCACTCGCTGTTCCCATGTTGGCTTGGTTTTGCTGGTTAGCTAATGCGATATTTCCTACAATCTGGTTTGCTCCCGCTTGGTATGATCCACCTAACGCTGCCGCTGATAGTCCGCCAAGGTTAGTTGCCAACGATCCAGCTTGTGTTGATGTGGTAAGAAATGCAGGAGCCAAACCCATCATTTGTTGGAACATTCCCATTCCTTCTTTCAATGCAGCCAGCGATCCTTTAGGATATAATGCTTGTGCCGCTTGGAATCCACCAGCCTTTCCTGCCGTGAATGGATTAAATCCAGCACCACCTACTTCTGCTATAGTTTGCATCATGTCAGGAGTTAGCTTCCCTCCTAACAATGAAGAAATAGATTCGCTAATCTGTTGCCTTTGCGCTGTAGCTCCGGGTTGAAATTGCTCTAACGCTTGCAGTGTTCCAGCGGTCAGTTCACCAGCGGCTACGTTATAATCAGGTATGTTCTCGCGCAAGACTTGTCCAGTTTCTTTTGGCAATCTTTCAGCCATTTCTTGCGTTTTAGCTGTTTGTTTTTTTAAGCTTTTCTGCCCAGCCTTTGCTGTTTTGTTAGATTGGCTTGATGCAAGCATTGTAGCTCCAGCACCTATTGCTGCCGTGCCAACGGCACCTGCCGCACTAGCTACAACAGCACTTGCCCCTAATGCGGTTGCTGTAGCTGCAAATACAAAGAATTGTTGCGGGTGCTTATTGTATATGTAATCTTCTGGATGTTGAAGTAGTAATCTCATTGCAATTCCTTTATTTTATTTTGATCCCATAATGGCATTCTAGGATCGTTTATATCTATAAATGGATTCATGTCTGTGCATATAAGAGATTTAGTGAGTTCTTCAATATCTGTCAACTGCGTAGCATAACAAGCAACCCAGATAGTATCTTCATGGTTGTATAAAAGCCTTCTAGTTCCAGCTTTAGTTATTCCAGAATATGGTGCTTTGTATCTTTCAACAGGACTATCATAATACCACACACTCACATCTCCTTGAAGAATAAAAAATGGATGCGTTGTTAAATGGAGTGCGCTAGTTACAAGAGAACCTGCTGGCATGAAGATTTCCCTAATATACATATTTGGAGTAAATGAATGTTTTAAAGGGCAATCGACTTGCGGTTGCTCAATTAACCATGCCTCCATAATATTTAATTTATCATTTGGGTCTTTGTAGGCAACAAACTCCGATGGGTCTTTATAGTTACCAATAAATCTTCCAGCGATATTCTCTGTAGTTTCTAGTGTCATCTATACAAGAAGTAATCGTTGGGTGAGGGAGAGAGTAGATCAGACCCGATTAGGTTATCTGCTCTACTATAGTTGGCTATCCGTAATGGGGCGCAAGTTGGTATCTCGTATCCTGACATTTCCTTCTCTTGCTCTTTAATGGCAAGGTCTAGGTTTACAAGGAACTCTTGCGCCTTCCTGTTGTCTCTGGAGTTCAGAGCAAGGATAGCGTAGATCATCGAATCAGGAATGAATTCTATCAACTCTTTCGGATCAGTCAGATCAAAGTATTTCTTCGATGCGTAAAGCGTGATACACTCGCAGGTCTTGGGTGCTTTGAACCTACGGAAGGTTGGGTTAGCATCGTTCGGTTGATAGATCGCTATCAGCGTCTTTGCTTCCAATGCTGTATCGTAGGCATACACCCGAATCCTTCCTTTGGTAATTGGCTTGGTTACTGCCCGAATTCCTTTCACAAGGAGATCAGACTTTGCCAGCGTTGGAGGATTGGCAGTAGCTACCTTAACCTTGTGGTAGGTGTCATACTGGTCTTGCGCTTCAAACATCAATTCTACGCCGATGTCTTCAGCTTCCTCGGCCATTACTCCGATTTGGTATGGATGCGTAGTGTAATCGCGGAAGAGGACATGGAGTCCTCCTACTTCTACGATTCCTCTATGGCATGAGTGATCCGCATGGAGAGCAAAAGCGTTGGTCGCATTGAACCATTCGTCTGCTAGAGACGCAGATTCATTCCCGATCCAAGCTAGTTTGATTTGCTCATATCGGGCTGGCAGCGTGAAGCAATCGTTCACACAGCAGATTTGGACATACTCTTCTTGAGATGTCCATGCTCGCTTATTCCATAGCAGTCGCCTTGCTTGGTTTACGGCTTTGACTCCGCGCTCGTATGAACAAGTGCCTGAATCTCCGACGAACCCCTTCACAAGCTCTACCATCTCTTCGAGGGTATCGGCCATAGGGATTATCGTTTCCGATAATTATTTTGAGCCAACGGGCTTTCCAGACTTGGGAAGCGGTGCGCTGGAGTATGGGTTCTTACCAGTGTTAGGTGGGTTCATGTTGCCCATGCCTTCACGGATCATGCCGCGAGTTGGTGCGCCGCCCGAAACTAACTTGGGTTCTGTTCCTTTTAGTGGTGTCATATTTTTAGTTTTTCTTTGTGATGGCTTATGGTTGTGAGGTATGAACTGCCATCCAGTTCAAGCTCGTAATTTCTGCAATGTTGTTATCAACGCGAATTGTAAATCCTGATGCGTTTTGGGAGATAATTGTGAAAAGAGGGGTTGATGCTGGAGTTCCAGAACCATAGATAGGAGTCAACGAAATCCCATAAACAGCAGACGGGAGAACGGAGCTAAAGGTGATTCCAATAGATGTTGTGTCTCCAGCCGCAATTCCTGTTTGTGTTCCGTATCGAACTTTGACAATTGGAATAGCGTTAACCTGCGTGGTTAGATTTGTTATATTAGTCTCAACAGTATCGACTCGCGTATCAAGTGCGTTAATTTGATTCTGCTGGTCAGCAAGGTCTTCGTTGATTTGGTTAATCTGCGCTGGAGTTACATCGCCAAGTCCCGGAACATTGATGGTTCCGTTAGTCAGAACTTCATCAATGAATACTTGGAAAACATTCTGCCAGTTACCAGTTGGACAGAAGTCATCTGGGACATTTGGAAATGTAAGTGCTGGCGATGAAGACTGATTGTCCATAAATTAGTTCACGATATTGTAGTTCCAGTATTTCTCTTGGCAACACAAAAATGGTTCGCACTCTTGATTTTCTTCTGGGCAGTCACCAATCGGAGAGTCATCGTTGTTCTTGATGTTCGCCATTAACCTTACTCGGTCAACTGTAGCTGCTCCGGTTAGGTTTACTTTGATCTGGAATTCTGATCCTTCTACCGATGGGATACCTGCCAAATCATTACACTCGCTTGGGTCTGGTGTGTTAAACTTGTAGCGTTTGTAGCGATTACCGCCCCGTTGTGGGAAGCATTCAGTTACTACTGGTGAACATGGGTTGCAACCAAATGTCGTAGGCACTTTCAGTTGTGACCAGCATGGATTGGAGTCAGCGCGGAAATCGACATAGCTATCTACTTCCCCTTTAATCTCACTCATCCACATTTCTCCACCAGTAATCTTTTTGCGGAGGAACTTGTTTGTAGCCCCACTTCGGTTGAAGTCATACCTGCCAGTTGTGAAGAAGGATTCAATCTGCCTTGTTCCATTAGGGCCGTAGTCGTCGCCTTGGCTATCTGTGAACTCGTAGAGGCGGTTCTTATTGTCTTTGTCGAATGAGAATCCGAATCCCCGCTTTTCGCCTTGGATCAGTGCAGTTAGAAGTTGAGTTGGTCTGATGCCTGTCCATACTCCATTCCAGCGGAACTGAAGTTGTGCGTCCGGTGCTGGCGTTGAGGATTGGTCGAGGTCGAGAACTACCATGCCCCGATGAAACCTGTTCAGTCCTTCTACTCCTTCTGCTCGGTAGGTCTGCGGTGCAACTGTATTGATGAGGTAGTTGTTGAAGAAGATAGTCGAAGCGAATTGCTTCATCCACGGGGTATCATTTGATACCCACTTGTTCACATCCCTTGATAGTTTACGAAGGGAGAAGTATCTATTGAACTCGGATTGAGTATTGGAATAGAACGCCCAACCATCATGTGATCTGAACCAAAGTTCGGAGTTTACCAATGCAAGATTGGGGCTAGTGCATCCACGCCCAAGAAGTGAGATACGCTGGATGTTCGATGTGTTCCATTGTGATCTTGGTAGAGAGACATCCATTGAGAATGCTCCGTTCCCTGTAAGGACTACAAGCTGACCTTGGCCGCGAAGGTTGTAGCCTAACTCTGGCATTACCTTCATTCCTGTAATGTTTCCCATCATTGCTGGAGTCGAGAACGCCCCGCCTTCTGCCCAGTATCCAATCTCCGTGAAGTTCTCTGTATTCTTGGTGTCGGTAAAACCACCACCATAGATAATGTCAGAAGCGTAAATTTGGTTGAACCTATCAGATACGAATACTCGCCCGAAGGCATACTCCATGATCGTTCCAATCGGCATCTTTTTTAGATAAGGGTTGAGTCTATAGGCAGGTAGCTTAACTGTTCCTGTCCCTGTTCCCCTTTGAGTGTCTGTAATAACTGCTGTAAACTTAACTCCAATCGTATTGGATGGCGCACCGATCAAAGTGAAGTTCGTAGTTCCGACTGAAACTATCTCGCAGAAGTCTCCGTTCTGTATTTCGCTTGCTGTCAGCGTTCCTAATACCCCATCCCATGCTATGGCATTCTGGTAGCCATTTTGGATATACGCCCGATCTTCAGCTTGCACGAAGAATGTGTGCATCATGCCCGGATCGTTACCTTCGATGATCTTATAGGCGAACGCTCGGTTGTTTACCATCTTTAGAAAGTAGATGATCCCCGATACCGATAGCAGGATACCATCGCTCGTTCGCAAGTTGGTAGAGCGATATGGATACGCACCTTGGAAGTTGCCACCAAGAATATCGTTAACGATAGTATCGGCTTCTCCGTCACCAACGAGAATCGGGATGTTCCGAATGCTTGGTCTTGTTCGGTTGATGCCGCCTCGGAATGTTCTATTTACCGACTCTGATACTACAGACTCCGGTAAATACGATGGATGAGTATCTGCGTCTTGCGCGATGATACTTGTGAATCCATCAAAGACTGATCCTTCCGCTGGCATTATGCGTTGACACTCTTGATTACGATAAAGCGCAATGTCAGTGCTTCAGACAAACTTCCTGCGGTGATATTGCGGATTACGATGTTCGCATTGCCTGCCGCTGGAGCTACCGCAAAGTTGTATGCACCAAGCGTTCCTCCAGAGATGTGACTTACCACAACGATGTCCGTAGCTTCGATAACTGAATTGCTCAAGTTAAAGGTAACGGCAGTAGCGGATGCGAGGGCAGCGTTATCGGTTACGATAATTCCAGTAGGACGATTCAGCGTAACAGAGTTTGTCTTTGCTCCTGCGCCTTGGGTAATCGTTCCACCTGCACCAGTATTGTATCCAATCTTGGATGAGTTACCATTAGCGAGGATCGTGCTGCTGGAAGTAATCGCGGCAGTCGATGTCGCTCCGCTCACGCTCAATGATCCAGTAGATGTTGCACCAGAAACAGTCAGCGACGATGCTGTAATAGCAAGCGTTGGAGAAAGTGAACCTACAGTCAATGCTCCAGTAGTAGTCAATGGCTGGCTACCAAGATCAACTGGGCCAGATTGAAGGACACTATTAAGCGTAGCAAACTCTACAAGACCCGTTGAATCTTTTCTCAATACAGTTCCGCTCGCTCCGTTTGTCCAAGTCAAATTACCAGCACCATCAGTCTTCAAGACCTGTTGTGCAACCGGAGTTTGAATCGTTTTCTGACAAGCGGCAGAGTCTTCTACTACCAATCGTTTACCATTGGCAGTTGTTTCGAGTGGTTCACACAACAACGGAAACTCCGTATCGCATGGTGGGCAAGGTGTGCAAGGTGTGCAGAGGCTCATAGTGATGCTTTAATGTTTGCGCTCATAGTGTATTTGATAAATTCAATTCGGCATTGATTTCTTCAATGTCTTTAACCAATTCAATGCCATTTTCGTCATCTGGATTTTTTTTATAGATATTGTATCCATCTGGAATTTCGATTACATTCCATCCATCTGTATTTGGATGATCGTCTCTACATACTACTTTTACATTGTCTTTAAATAATATTTTCATAATTAAATTTGAGACCAAGTTGATCCACCATCTTGTGAAAGATATGCTTTAGCCCCAGAGGATATTGTTTCAACTCCTGTAATAATTCCTGTTTTATACACCCTTCCATTTCCCCAGAATGCAGGAACATTGGTATATGCAACTGCAGTTGTTGATGGAGTTTCAAAATTGCATCCGCATAGGATATTAGATAGATTAATTGGCAAAGTTACCCTATTTCCACCAATAGCTGACGGGCTTGATCCGATATGATTATCTTTTACAGATATGCTAGATGTATATGCAAATGGTTGGGCATTGTATAATGCTCCTCCGCTTGTTACAATTACATCTCTACCAGAATCTGTATAGATAAAATTGTTGCTTATATTCCAAAACCATTTTCCTACAAAATCACTATTATCTGTTATTGCAACACTTAATATTCCAGCAGAGCAAGATATTTTGTTTTCTGATATGTCTAACAGATTTCTTCCAGTAAACGAGGCCAAAGTTGCATTTCCAGATAGGTATATAAATCTTGCAACTGACGCATTCACAGCTGTTCCAGTAAGCGTCATTGGTTCGTCTGTGGAAAAGGTATTGTTTTTTACAATATAATTTACATTTGCCTGTGGAGTATTGTCGCTATAAACAATTACGCCATATGCAACTCTTTTTGTAGTATAGAAATCGTTGTTTTCAAAACGAGATGTGAAAGTTTCATTTGTTTCCCATACTTCTGAAGGATATTGAAGCGTAGCTACTGAAAATGAAGAGCCTCCAGACCAATTGGCTAAAGACTGGAATTTGTTATATGCTATTGTGGCCGATGCCACTTGACTATCAATAAATTTAAAATTATCAATTAAAGTGTGAGTTGGGTCTGTTAATGAAAATATATTGTTTTCGACAACTGTATTTCCACTAGTTTGTAACTTTACTCCCCTTCCTTCTGTATTTATGATTCTATTATTGATAATAGTTGTTGCGCCTTGCCTATAATATCTACTTGATCCATCAAGATAACTAAAGACAACAATTCCATCTGCATCTACTGGACTGCTTGCCATTCCGTGACGCACAGAATTTATTATATTGTTTTGAATTAATACACTGACAATATCATCAACTACTATTCCTTGTGAGGCCCTGTCTGCCTGCCCGTCTCTTGTTACACCAAATATCCTGCAATTTGTTATTGCACAGGTATAACCAAGTGGTGAACTAACAAATATACCAAATGCGCTTGATGATGCTCCCGTGACGCATTTCGCGTCATTTACTTCACAATTGTCAATTAAGATAGATTCTGAAGCATTGTTTGATCTAACAACAATCCCAGCAGCTACTTTATTATTGCAGTTTATTGTAATGTCTCTAACGATACAAACAACAAGAGTTGATGGGAAGATGTATATCCCATAATTAGTAAATGTTGTCGGTTGACAATCTATAATTGTTCCTGCTTCTCCTAAAAGCTGAATAGATATGGTATCAACAACTGCTGTCCCGATATAATCTGTAATTTTATATTTACCTGATGGAAAATATACTGTTCCACTTTTCCTTGTAGCAATTAGACCGATTGCTTGATTTATATTTGATGTGCAATCAAATGTTGATGTGCCTGCTTTGATGGCAGCGTGTTCTGATTCTGGAATAAAATCCAACACATTCACCATATCAGCAAACCTATTTGCCAATGTCCTTGCCGTAGTCGATCCGGTAGATAAAAATGGAGTTGTCTCGTTAAAGTTTGTCCTTATCCATGTCGATCCGTTATATGCCCACAAGTTATTTGATCCCGTATTCCAATATAGATTTCCTAATTGTAATGGAAGTCCTTGATTGTTTAATGTTGGAGCAACAGAAAAACCTCCGAGATAAATTTCATCATCATCTATTGCTGTCCATGATGTTCCATTCCAAACAAACAAAATGTTACTTACAGTATTAAAATACAAGGCTCCTTCTTGTAGAGGCTGACCTTCATTGTCAGTAGTTGGAGCTGTATCTTTTGCGCCAAGATAAATTCTTGTAAATTCATCTAAACTGTATTTTGCGATACGAGCGTAGTAAGCTGCACGATCTGCAATCGCATTCATTGCCGCCTCACTTGGGCCACACGGATTGCATTTAGAACTTCTGGAATTTCCGCAACTCATAGTTTTATCGTTAACGATAGTTAAAGTTTCTGTCAAGCGTTTTTGTGTCTTGTAAAGATTTATGCAGATAGCGCATTGAAGGCATCAATGACTGTCTCCGAGAATCCGTATGGAGCATTTCCCCAGCTCTCTTTCGGCGATTCATCTTGGACGAACTCTGCTAGAATTGCATCCGTCCATTCACGCACAGTATCAAGTTTTACTGATGATTTGCCAGCAACGATCAGCTTTCCTTGCAAGTCAAGCAATGTGACTAATTGCGTTGAGCCATAACCTTCTTTCTCCAGCCATTGATTTGCTGTATATGTTTGAGTAGGTGGAGTGATCCAGCATCCATCTCCCCATATTGCGTTTGGCGATGGTTGCGGAGGAGTTAATTCATACTCATTGAGTTTTGGATTACTCGTCTCAACCCAAATATCAATCGTTTCTTGAGCGATGTCTTTGCGTTCAAATGTTATTTTGTCGAAATAGTTAGGCATAGACTCTTGGATGGTTGGCGACGGTTGCGCCGTTGTTGTTGGTGATGGTCAATCCGCCTTTTTGGTCGATGAGGTCGCGGACGAGGGGGGCGTAGAAGACGAGAGACTGCGGGCGCACCTTGTCGCAGGTCATGCCGTCTGCGAGGGATGCTACTTCGGCGGCGGTAAGGGCAGCGTTCCAGATGCCGACTTCGGCGATGAGGCCGGGCATAAATCCGGTGCCGTTAGGGAATCCAGATAACCGTTGAGTTCCGATAGATGCTTGGTTCAAGCCTGTAAGAGCTTGGCTGGATGTATTTGTTCGACTGCTTCCGCCATTAAGATAGACAGTTCGCAATATGGATGACGAAGCTACTCCGCAAGCGTGCATCCAAGTGTTTGCGGTAAAACCAGAAGTTGTATCTGCATTCGCCGTTCCGTTAATTTGGAAACGGATGGGATCACCTGCAATATCTCCCCGTCCAATTAAAGTTATTCTACTTGTTGACGCGCTATTATTTACGCAAATCAAAGGAACTTCAGAGGTAATATTTGTAGCATTAAACCAGCACGCCATAGTCAAAGGCACATCGGTAACAACGGCAGACGGCAGGCTCAAAAATTGATTAGTTCCGTTGAAATTGTAAGCCATATCAAGCCGCGCTCCTTACTTCGACAGCGATGAGTTCGGCATCGCCTGTCATGGTGTCGCTTCCGTTATTTGCATCACGATTAATCTTTAGTCGGAATCCATCTCCTTCTGTAAGAGAGTCAATCGTCGTAAGAGTAATTGTAGAATAGTTTGGCACTCCACTTGTAGCATTTGTAGTTGTTGTTACGCTTGCCGCTGTATCAAATGAGTCTATATCAATATCAGTGGTCATGCGCTCAAGCGAGGCATCCCACACGCAAGCTCCACTTGTTGCAGTTGAAGCTGTCCAGATTAATGTAATTGAAAGACCACTTGCGAGGTTAGCGCCTTGAGGGCATACGGAAACAAAAATTGCAGACTCATCTGTGGTGTCGTCAAAATCCAATACAGCAATGCTATTTCTGGTATCTAACGTTGCAAATGCCGTGGCGGGAGGTTGATTATCTTTAGGTGCTGTGAAACGAACAAGAGATTTTGTTAATGGGCCAGTTGCCCCAGTTGCACCTTGCGTTCCTACACCAGTTGCTCCCGTGCTACCAGTTGCCCCATCAACGCCAGAGACTCCTGTCGCACCTGTCGATCCTGTAGCACCATTTGCTCCAGCAACACCAGTTGCTCCTGTCGCGCCATCTAGTCCAGCTACGCCTGTTGCGCCCGTGGAGCCAATATCTCCAGCAATACCTGTAGCCCCTGTAGAACCAGTCGCGCCGACTTCACCGCTTAAACCTGTAGCTCCGGTAGAACCTTGGCTTCCTGCGGTTCCAGTAGCTCCAGTTGATCCAGCAACACCAGTCGAGCCAGTAGCCCCAGTTGGCCCCTCGATTCCAGTTGATCCTGTAGCTCCAGACCCGCTCGCTCCTATAGGCCCAGTCAATCCAGTAGCTCCGCGAGGGCCGACCATTCCTGTAGCTCCATCCGGCCCGATTGGGCCTTGCTGCCCTGTAGCCCCTGTAGCCCCCGTAGAACCGATACCAGTAGAGCCTTGCAATCCTGTAGCCCCTTGCTGACCAGTCAACCCTGTGCTTCCCGTAGCTCCGCGCAAACCTGTAGCACCAGTAGTTCCGTTGATTCCAGATAATCCTGTAGCACCCGTTGAACCTTGGCCCGTAGCTCCCGTTGCTCCAGTCGGCCCTCCCGATGGGCCTGTAGAACCAGTGAGTCCCGTAGCCCCTGTAGCCCCGACTCCGGTTGCACCTGTAGCTCCGCTTGCTCCAATAGATTGCTGTGCGAGACAAGCAGAGTGAGCCGCGCTGATAGCACTTTCTTTTGCCGATCTAGCGTAGGATGCTACTATAATGGTTTCGTTGCAATTTCCCATATGGATTATCGTTTACGATAATTGAGTATCTAATTCAAGCGTTTTCCACCAATAGATATGGAATCGTCTTCTGGTTGTATCTACTCATCTCCGAGTAGACTAGATTTATGAACCCGTCCCATTGCGGCGGGTAGATCGTCTGACAGCCGAGACTGCTGGTAGTGTTATATCCTCCCTTATGGATGTTTATCGCAGTCCCCATCGAATCACCTTCACCATCTCGCGTAACAGGGAGTTGTTCTTTTGCGTTAGCAGGTCGTAACGCTGGGTAGCCACCTCCGGGTTTAGAGATACCATGATTGCCTTTACGAAAGCGATGCACACCAGTTTTAAGCACCGCAATGCCTTTCTTAAAAACTGATGGATCAGTATTAGCGTTAAACGTAGCATGAACGCTTGGTGATATAAGAATGATCGCATCGTCGTAGATACCTCTGTCGTTCTTTCCTTTTGCTCCCATTGAATCGAGGTAGTATCCACGAATCCCGACCAAGCAAGCCAAGTCTTCGATACCCGCTTTGATTACCATTGCGAGTGTCTTTTCCTTGGCCTGCTGTGGTCTGGAGTGGGGAATCATTTTCCTTTGCGGATAACGTTGATGAGTCCTACGAGTCCTAGCCCCGCGACGATAATGGACTCTTGAAGCTCTGGCTCCAGCTTCACTCCTGCCGCAGTAGCGATTAAGATCAATCCGCGCCATGTGCTGTTCTCTGATAGCCGTTCTAATAGTATATTTACGATTTTCATTTTTTTGTTCCTGTTGGTTTTGGTAGCTCGTATGTGAACCGACCATATTGTGTTTCTAGGGAGATTCCAAGTGTAGTGCATCCGGTTAGGAATGCCAGTGCAAGAAATGCAAACGAAATTAAGATTAACCCAAGTGCCATTTGTTTTGCGCTCATTTTTTCATTATTTGTTTGGTCATATAGACGCAGGTTAGCACACCAGCGATTATACTGATGATTCCTCCCGCTATTCTAATAGACGCTTCTATTTCCGGTAGCATACTTACTATAAATCCTGTGGTCGAAATGATCGTTCCAAATATTCCATGAGTTGTTGTATTATCGTTCATATGTTGTTAGGTATGAATGCGGCCTGTTTTGAGCAAACGATAATTGTAGATGAATATGTTATTTGTGCATAAGCGAAAACATAACGAGTTCCATCTGAATATGGAAATTGTGCGCTCCACGTTCCATCCCCATTGTTTGTTGTCGTTGCAGTAATCCATGTCCTAGCTAGAGAATCTGCTGTTACTAGAGCATAGTAAAACTGAACTGCTGTTACATCTGCTGGTTGAGAAGGAGAAACTGTTGCCTTTGCAGTTCCAATTGAAACAATACTGGGAATTGTATTAGGATTAGAAGGCCAAGTAATTGCAGAACCTTTTAGATACTTGTCAAACCACAAGCGGACATTCTGCTCAAATCCAGAAATGTCATGCGAGGCATTAGCCTTAAAAGCATAGCTTCCTTGGACTGGAGTTATTTCAAAGTTGCGGAATCCTCGATCAAATTGACCATGAAAGTCATTCGTTGACATCATCCACAACATTGGGTTCCTAGCGTATTTTGCGTAGGCTTGGCATTCCAGAGTTGAGATATAAAGATTATTTCCGTCTGAAAACGGAGGCTCCGAATATGGAATGTTATACAACCAAACGGAGTTTGTTTTCCAATAATGAATCCATCCATTCCCATATTGAGCCACACAACATTTAATATCTGGGTCGATATTCATGTTGTAAGCAATCTGACCACCCCAGCTATTCCCGTAGAAACCGATCTTAGTAATGTCAATGTCAGCGGTTAGAGTTTTGGTATACGCAAGAACCCTACGAGGCATTGCGAACCAGTAATACATATCTTGGTTGCGGACATCCTCAATAGTCGCAACAGACGATTGACTAGCATAGTTCGAGTTGGGATTCGTTACTTGGTTCAGTCGATTCAATGCCGCTGGGTAAAGCGTCATTAAAGTAGATGGATAACTATATGTTCCATTGAATGTTCCACGCCAATCGTATTGAATTACTGCATAGCCCAGATTTGCGTAGGTTGTAAAATCATCGACGGATGCACCCCAGCCATTTGAGAAAATAAAACAAGGAAGGTTGCCAAATCCGCGAAGCGATGACTTAACTTGATATTTAACATAGATGCGAATCAAGTATCCATTGATAGTGCAATCAATGAAAGAATTTTGCGTGAATACTCCATTCAATGTTGATGCTCCAATAATCGTTTCATTGAACGCCCCAGTATTGGGATTGTAGTTGTTGTAAAGAGAACCAACATCCCAGACGCTCAAAGGGTTCGGGGTTACTGGCGTATTAGTGTCAGTCCTAATCCAACTTCCATTCGCAGCATAGGCAATCGCCTGATTGTTTACACCCTGTTTTCCAAAGCCTGTTCCATCCGTGCAATAGACTTGCGTTCCATTTGAAGAAGAAACAGAAAGTTCATTAACTGGCAGTTGGACTAAACCTCCCGTTGTGGCATAGTCTAATTTGCGTGTAAATGGATTGAACTTAAACCCCATCGCTTGGTCTTTCTGGCAGAGAATGCAAATCAATCTCGCTGGCTAATTTCGCTTCAGTCCCAGCGGGAGGTTGCCAATCTTCAAGATTGCCATTCCAGACGACAAGGTTGACCAACCATCCGCCTTCTTTATCAAGTATTGCGTAAGTGTCCATTTTAGAAATATGTAGTTACAATGACGATTCCTTGCGCTCCGTTTCCGCCAGCACCAGAAGTTAAAACGCTACCTTGGGTTCCTTGGCATCCACCTCCACCACCACCGCCACCATAAAGCCCCCCATTTCCTCCCGTGCCAGCGTTAACAGTTACACCACCAGCACCGCCACCAGCACCGCCACCAGCGTGAATATATGATCCCATTGTGCTTCCATTTGCCCCAACCGCGCCTTCGGTTTGTCCGCCTAATGCTTGTCCGCCAGATGTCAGAGGATTGTTCCCTAGAACCCATTGACCATTCCCGCCGATAAACCATGATCCGGCAGTATTGCATCCACCGCCAGATCCTCCACCAGCGGCAGAAATTAAAGCAGTCCCACCAGCACCTCCAGCACTTGCTATTGAACCAGTCCCACCAGCACCTCCGGGGTTTACATTTCGTCCATTTGATCCACCTCCACCTCCAGAAGACCCAGAGCCAGTTCCACCGCCACCGCCTCCAGCATAAACCCACGGATAAAACGCACTCCCGCCAATTGCTCCAAAACTTGAATCTCCACCAGCGGTTCCAGCAAGTCCTTGTGCATTCGCTCCAGTAACAGCATTTCCTCCAGTCCCGCCAGCACCAACTGTTACAGCTTCGGTGGCAAGCAGAGAAGAAGCGGGGATTTGTGTTCTAAAAGTTAAGCCACCACCAGCACCGCCACCTCCACCGATTTGACCAGCGTTGACTCGTCCAGATGCACCTCCACCACCACCTGCGATAACAAGAACATCTACTGACCTTGCTCCCGCTGGCTTCGTCCAAGTTCCAGATGAGGTGAAGATTTGAACATCCGTAGGTGTTGATGTTCCAGCAGGGCCAGTTGCACCTGTAGCCCCAACGCCAGTTGCACCTGTCGCGCCATCATTGCCAGCAACGCCAGTTGCGCCTTGAGGCCCAAGCTGGTTATACATTACCTGCATTACTGTGATGATTACTGATGGGATCGCGGGAGCAGGCGAGACTGCTGCATTATGGTCGATGCCGATGTTTGTGTTGTTAGTTGACCACATCAACTGGAAATTGTCTCCAGCAACAAAGTTATCCATGAAGTCCCATGCTGCTACGACATAAGGGTTGTTCGTTGGGACTGAAATTCTAGTAGCAGATTCTGGAATATTTGTTCCATTTTTACGGAACCAGATTTGGACAGTATCACCAGAACCTCCACCACCATTGTTATGAAATTGAGCGGAGAACTGGATGTCGTATGTTCCCGGCGAAGTAAAAGTAATTTGTGATCCGCTAACTACTGAAATACCATTTTGTCCAATGACATTATTTACTGTCATTGCATATTCAGTATTAATAACGGCAGCAGTTTGATCAACATTGCTGAAATACGATCCGTAAAAACCAGATGCACCGCCAGCACCAGCAGGGCCAGTCGCACCACTTGCGCCAATACCAGTAGCTCCAGTTGCACCAGTCGAACCATTCGTTCCTGCTACCCCTGTGGCTCCAGTCGATCCAGTTGCTCCATCAATTCCGTTGGTTCCTGCAACGCCTGTAGCTCCAGTCGAACCTGTTGCGCCATTGCTACCAGTGGTTCCTGTGGCTCCCGTAGAACCAGTAGCTCCATTACTGCCAGTTAACCCAGTGGCTCCGGTTGAACCAGTCGATCCAGATAGTCCAGTTGCGCCATCCAAACCAGTTGCTCCTGTCGCTCCGCTTGCTCCAATTCCTGTAGCACCAGCTCCACCAGTTGCCCCCGTAGCTCCAGTGGGGCCACCAGACGGGCCTGTAGCACCTGTTGCCCCAATAGCCGATGCTGATCCTGATCCAAGAAAGTCAAGTTTCCCTGTAAATGGATTGAATGTGAGTGCCATACTTTTATGGGTAAGCTATAGACACAGTTGTAAGATTAGCATCGTTGGCAACTGGAGGCTGAATAGCGTAGGTAAGAGTGAGCGTTGCAACTGGGTTCCCGTCTTTCAGATACTGCACTGTGGCAATATTGTTAGTCGAGCCATAGTAACTAATGTCGATCTGATCGTATGCAGGAATCTCAAACCCTGCAATCTCTTTCAGAGACTCGTAGATATTGTAGTTCTGTTGATCTGGAGCCAGATCAGTAAAGCAAGGTTGAGAGAGTGCCATATGATTTATCGTTTACGATAATTAGGTAACAGGGTTAAGAGCAGCAGACAGAGCCTCGTTAACAAGGAAGAATTGCTGGTCTTCAGTTTTTTGCACAAAGCAGTTTTGAGTAACTGGGGTGAGGCCACCGATGGTTGCGAAGCCAAGGTAGAACTGATAGAGTTTAACGGCATCAGTCGCTGCATCATAACACCCAAAAGAAATGGGAGAAAGTTCAGTAGCAGCAAAGATAGTTTGAAGAAATGGATAGGTTTTATCGCGGTAAGGAAGAGAGGTGAAACAAGCCATAGTAAGAAAAGGGTAAGGGTGAGGGAGAATGCAACTCCCCCACCCAAGGTTGATGTTTAGTAGTAGATACCAACAACGTAGGCATTCACGTAGAGTGCGCCAACACGTCCAGCGGTATCCGCGCCCGAAGCGACATTAGCCCCAGCGTTCGCATAGGTGAACGTGGTGGAGTCAACAACAGTAACTTCAGCCTGCACATCGTTGAACGAAGTGTCGGTCATGCTGGCAATCGTGATGACATCGCCCGTGGCAAAGCCATGAGCAGCGGCAGTAACGATGGTAGCAACGCCCGAAGTGCGAGCGCGGGTAGCGGTAGCTTGACCAGCACCCACAGTGCTTTTCAGCAAGCGGAGTTTTCCGGGGCCAGTAACAACGTAAGGATTGGCGGCAATCGCAAGAGGATTGTAGCGGCCTTGGTTGTCAAGAGCGTCCGTGATGGTCAGCGAACCAGTGATGTTTTCGCCAGTGGTTCCATTGTCAACGATCACAACTGGATCGGTGGCAGTGGTTCCGCGAGCGTAGGCAGTCTCCAGAACGATGCTGGTTGGGAAAAACTTAGTGTCTTGGTCGTTAAGAACCAAGAGGTCAGCGTCTCCAGCAGCGAGGAGGTTAACGGCAATCGGGCCAAACAGGTTGACACGATCATAAGCGAGTGGTCGAGAATTAGACATATATTTTATTTTGTTTAAGGTTATGGGGAGAGGCTTTCGCCCCTCCCCTGTTTAACTTTAGGAAGGCACAACGATGTCACCTACGCCAGCGCAGCTATAGCAGTCCTGATTGTTTTCAGGGACGATGTAGCTTTGCACTTCGCAGCAGGAACCATAGAGGTTTTTGCTCTTAGGCATACGATGCAAGAAGGTGTGCATGATGGTTGGGTCTTTGACCTGTGCGGCCAGACGGAACTGGGCTTGATAGAAGCCCGTTTTGCGCCAGCGGTTGCACTCCCAATCAGGGTTCTTCCATTCCCAATCGCCAGCGTAGTTCTGGGTCATTTGTTGGGCTTGGCCGTAACCAGTCGAGGAAGGCATCGTCCACTTGCACATGGCTTT